ACGAGAACGTGGCCGCGATCGTGCCGGACATGACGACGGTGGAGTCGGCCAAGACCACCTGCCACTCCCCGCCGGTGTTCACCCCGCCGACCACGTTCCCGATGGTCACCAGGCCCAGCGACAGGGAACCGGTGCGCGGGGAAAGGATGGTCTCCCACACCACGGCGAAGGTGGCGCTGTCCTCGTACGGCATCGACCGCAGAGACGTCGGGTAGAACGGGAGCTCGTCCCGCTCCCAGCCCGTACGACGGAGCTGCGCCACCTCTCCTTCGAGGCGGGCGAGGCGGTCCAGGACATCCGGTGACGGGACACGCTGCGGCATGTCACACCTCCGCGCAGGTGAGGCGGACGCGCTCCGGACCAGACCGGGCGCTGTTCGCGATGGACACGATGCGGAGCACACCCTCCCGGCCGGCAGGCATCCGCGGCTCCGGCTCGATCACGAACAGCGCCTCGTCACCCACTTCGTATGATCCGAATGCGGGGTCGGCGTCGGCCATGACGTCGAACCACGGCTGCGTCTGCGCGTTGCCGCGAGCCTCCAGCTCGGCGGCGACAAGCCCGGCGATCTGCGTCTGGTCGATGACCCCGTCGTAGGTGGTGACCTGCTCCAGGAGCGGCCACCCGGAGGCGAGCCGGTCCGCGTCCTGCGCCACGGCGGTGACCTTGGCTTCGCCGGTGCCGTCGCCGAGGCCGCTGATCTCGGTGGCCATGTCGACGCCGTTCTCGGGCCACTGGTAGTCGAGGATGTTCGAGGCGACACCGCCTTTGGTGAACACCAGCCCGGACTGGTCGGCTGTCCGGCCGCGCCGGGGGAACCACGTTCGCATCCGCTTGTACCGGGTGGGTGGCTGGTTGTTCGCCACGGGGTTCCATCCGACCTCGACACCGAAGTCGAACCCGTTGTCGGCGGCGGCGAGGTCGGCGATCAGTTTGTAGATCTCGGGGCGCTCGAACTGGAAGTACGTGGCGGTGCGGTTCACCCCGTGCGGGGGCGCGGTGAGCAGGTTGGTGGAGATCCCGATGTTCCCCGAGGGCTGCGCGTGCGCGTACTGGAGCAGGCTCCACACGATGTACTTCTGGTCGGTGTACAGGCGCTGCCCGGCCGGGACGTAGGCCGGGTTCAGGATGCTGCTGGTGTCCGTGCTGAGCGTCTGCTTCACGTAGCGGTGCTGGTAGTAGGACAGCAGCTCGGCCGCCTGGATCGCCTTCCCGCCCTTCACCAGCTCGCGGGTCCAGATGATTCCAGCCCACACGATGACGCCGTCCCGGTCGACGTACAGGGTGGTACGGGACGGCACAGAGGCGGCGTCCGGGTCGAGCGGCAGCGTCTCGTCGGAGTACGGGATCGTGGCGCTGAGCGTGCCGATCCCGTTCAGCTCTGTCGAGTACGACACGTCAGCCAGCGGCAGCTCAGCCAGGAGCTGATCGGTGAGCAGGTCACAGAACAGGTAGCTGTAAACGTGCTCCGGCTGATCGACGTACCCGACCGCCTCCATGAGCGCCATGCGCTCCACAAGTTCGGGCATCACTGCACCCGCCGCAGCATGACCCAGGAGTCCTTGCGCAGGGTGATGATGCCGGTGCCCGCGGTCCGGGCGATCTGAAGGGCGTACGTCCCGGATGATCCGGCGGTGATGAGGAGCGCCCGGAACAGCATGCCGCTGGGGTTCGAGGCGTCAGAGTCGGCGCCGTACGTGCGGGACGCGTCGATCGCCGTGGACATGGTCCGCACCGTGCCCTCGGCGATCGTCTGCGCCGTGGGCTGTGCGAACCCGAGGTAGGTGCCGGTCGCCCCGGCGGGGACGGTCCAGTCCATGTTCAGGTCGCTGTTGGTCTCGTCCGTCGTGGACCAGTGGAGCATGCCCTCCACCACGTAGGTGGCGTTCGCGACGACCGAGAAAGTGAGGTCAGGGACCTCAGCGAGGGTGCCCGACTGGCGGTCGAAGTCGACCGTGACCCGGGCGAACAGGGTCTGCCCGATCGCGCTGGCCCCGGCGGACTGGAGGAGGTTCGCTACGGTCCCGTCCTGCTTGCCGTACACGAACGTGTCGGTGTTCGTGTGGTACATCACCTGACCCGGGTGCGGGCGGTTCGGCGAAATGTTGCTGGCCACCGGCAGAATGCCGCCCGCGGCCACGCTGAAGTTCCTGACGTCGCCGATGTTCCCGGCCGCCACGCTTGTCTGCGACGGGCCGATCGACAGGTCCGCCAGCAGCGAGCAGTTCGGCGGCAACGACGGGCGGACCGCGGCCCCAGCCGACGCGGCATAGGTTCCCTGAATGACCTCCAGCCGCCACTCGTTCGCGGTGCCCGCGGTCTCCGCGTCGTAGACGCTCGCGACCACGCAGTCCTTGCGGTACTGGCCGGCCCCGCCCGCAGGCTGCACCGTCAACGTCCTGTCGGCGTCGTTGACGCAGACATAGGTACCGAGGCCACCGGAGTCGTGGCTGTCGATGAAGCAGAACCCAGCGGACACGATGACGGTCATGTTCGGGGTGGGCGCCGCCCTGACCTTCAGCTGCTGCTGCTGATACGACGGCTTGACGCCCTGCCGGATGCGGGTAGGTGTCGACTCGTCGACCAGGAACCCCGGGTAGGCGAGCAGGGACGAGATGGTGAGCCGGTCCGTGCGGGCCGGGTACGAACCGGCCTGCATCCACGCCGGGGGGTTGATCTCTGCCATGGGTGGGCCTCCTTACAGGCTGGTGTCGCGCCAGGTGATGGTGAGCAGGGACGATTGGCCGGGGGACCCGGGGAGTGCGGTGCCCCGGTAGGCGAATGTGTTGTTGCCGGGCATGAGGAGCGGCCACCGGGACCCGGCGCGCACCCAGGACCGGCGGGGGCTGGTGCCCATGTAGAGGACGGCGCGGGTGCGGGTGTCGATCGTGACGAACTCCCCCTCGGCCAACGTGGCGTCAAGGGTGATGCCCGCCCCGGTGTTGACCTGCTCGATAGCCGGGTTGGCGACCGGCCCGTCCAGGCGCAGCACCGGGTACGCGGGCGCCGCACCGGCGTTCGTCGCGGCCACCCGCCCCGACTCCCCAGCGGCGCCGTAGGTGCGGTTCGTGCCGACCACCAGGGACGGGCGCGTGGACGTCGAGGCGTGCGCCGTGCCGTTCCATACGCATCCGGCCTGGTCGCCGTCCACGTAGGTGTGCGGGACTGGTCCGGTTTCGCACATCACCCCGTCGATCGCCCAGGCCCCGCCTGCCCCGGTGATGGAGATGACGGCCCGGTCGAAGGTCTCGCCGGGACCGGCGGTGATCGCCGCGAAGTACGGGGTCCACACGGAGTTGATGGCGGTTTGTGTGACGGTGGCGACCCGCTCGGCCCCGGTCACGCTGTTGCGGAGGCGGAGCTGGATCGTGGCCGCGTACGGGGTGCGGAGCCACGCCGAGACTGTGGCGGTCTGCTCCGCGGTGATGGTCGCGCCGAGGTTGTAGGTGATGCCGCTCGTCGACAGGGCGGTCGTGCCCGGGGTGACGACCTGCCGCCACAGTCCCGGCTGCCCAGACCCCGACGTACGGACCCGGGTGACACCCGTCGCGCCAGGGTCGTACGGGTCCGTCAGCGCGGTATCGACCTCCATCGACGGGTTCATCACCAAGTTCGTGACGGTGGTGCCGGCGTACGCCAGCGGGTACGTGCGGCCGGCGGCCGGGGAGTACGACTTGGTGGTGGCCGCGTGCTCCTCCAGGGAGTACAGGTAGGGGTCGGCGCAGTACAGCTCCAGGGCGGCCGTCCCGGTGCGCCACAGGTGCTCGGCGTCGTACGGGATCGACCGGCGGCGCACCTTGCCGTACACCAGCGTGTCCTGGTCGAGGAGCTGGAGCGGGGCGGGCTGCTGCTGCGGCTGCGTTGCCGCGCGCAGGGCCAGCGTCAGGGCCCGGAGTTCGTCGGGGCTGTCCGCGCGCAGGCCGAGGCCGAGCTGAATCACGCGGGGCCCGGTGTAGTCGGGGCCGGTGTAGTCGCCGTGCTGGCCGGGGCGTTCCATGTCCTCGGACCGGATGTCAGGCATGTCGTCCAGGCCCTCGACGGCGGTGACGTGGTACCGGGACCCGGGGCCGAAGGTGAGGTCGCCCCACTGGATGCGGCCGATTCGCTGCTGTGCCATCAGCCTCTCCGTCCGACGAGGCCCTGCCAGGACAGGGCGTGCAGGATGCCGTCAGGGGTGGCGTCGCTGCCGTAGAGGTTCCAGGTGTGGTGCGTGTCGCCGCCGCCCTGGCTGCCCGCGTACGCGGCGGTCAGGGCTCCGGGGGCGGGGATGCTCGGGCGGACCGACGCGACGGTCTGAGCGGCCGTCACAGCCGCATTGGCCACCGATGCGGCGGACCGGGCGACTCGGGTGCGCATCGCCTCGAAGCCCTGCGGCATGCCCTCCATGGCCAGGCTGGCGACGGCCCGGAGCTTCCGGCTCGGCGAGTGCATGTCCAGCGCCTTCTTGAGCGCCTTCACCATCGCGGTGGCGATCTTCGTCATTTGCTTCTCGATGGCGCCCTGCTGCTTCTTCAGCCCGTCCACCAGACCCTGCGCGGCTTTCACCCCGGAGTCGTACAGGGCGCCCGCCACGCTGTTGCCTGTGGACGTGGCCGCCGAGACGAGCTGGCCTTGCAGCGCGTTGATCTTTGCCAGTTCGGCCGGGGTCGCCTTGGCCAGAGCGGCGGCCGTGGCCGAGCCCCCGTCGACACCAGCCTCACCGATGTCGCCAAGGAGGTCGCTGCGGAGCCCAGCTTTCTTCAGCGCGGCCAGGTTCGCGGCGAACGCCTTGGTCTTGGCCACCGCCTGCTGGAGCCCGATGGTGATCGCAGCCACGGAGTTGACGACGGTGTTGCCGGAGGTGATGTTCGCGTCACCGAGGATGCCGTCCCGGATACTGGCCGCCGCCTTGGTGCGCGCGGCAATCGCGTCGTCCAACCTCTTCTGCGCGGCCTTCAGTCGGGTGGCGATCTTGTCGCGGGTGGCGGCCAACCCCAGCAGCGCCTTGTTGTCCCGGCCGACACGGGCCAGCAGCGACCCGAGCCCCGACACCTTGGACCGGTTGCTCTTGTTGACGCTGATCGCCCGCTCGATCAGGTTCGTCACCGAGCCCAGCTTCGACTTCAGCGACGCAGTCGAGGCGTCGATCCCGTCGATCAGACCCCGAATGATGGACTTACCGGCCGGGGTCAGGAGCGTGGCGTCCCGGCGCTTCGGGCCCTTCCAGTCCGGGATCGACGCAGTGAGTTCCTGGAGCTTGGACCTCACCTCGTAGATCTTCGAGTTGATCCCGTTGATCAGGCCCTGGATGATCTGCTGCCCGGCCGACTGGAGGATGGTGCCCGCATTGCCGAGTGCACCACGCAGTTCGCCAGGAAGCGCGTTCAGCTTCGCGGTGGCCTGCGACTTGAGTTCGCCCATCTTCTGGACGAAGGCGTCCCGCATCTCTGCGGCCTTGTCGCGGACCTTGGCGCCCAGGTCGTTGACGGCCTTGGCCCCGTTGGACGCCAGCGTGAAAAACGCGCGTGAGACGAGGTCTCGGGCGTTCTCCGCGGCATCGGTGAAGTACCCGGCAGCGCCGCTCATGTCGCCCCGGAGCAGCGCCGCGAAGCCCTTCACGATGGGCATCACCGTGCCCTCGATCAGGTCCGCGAAGAAGCTAAGCGCTTGAGAGAGGAGGGTGACGGCGCCGACGAGGACCGGGCCAATCGACGGGAGGACCTCCGCCAGGAATTTTCCTGCGAGTTCGGTCAGGATCACGCCGAGCGGGGCGAGCTGGACCATCAGGTCGGCGAAGGACGTGGCCAGCTGCGTCAGCCCGGGGGTGAGCTGGACGAGGATGTCGGCGAGCAGCGGGAAGATCTGCGCGGCCAGCTCGACGAAGGGCGGCAAAATCTTTTCGAGGATGGGGCCCAGGCTGGAGAGCAGCGGGACCAGGGCGGCGGCGACGGTCTCGGCGACTGCCGCGATGACGGGCGCCAGCTGGACGAACACTGCCGATAGGGAATCGAAGAGCGGCACGAGCGCGGGCAGGACGGCGGCGATCAGCTGGCCGCCCAGCTCGATCAGCGGCAGCAGCGCCACCACCAAGTCACCGAAGGCGCCGGCCGCGGACTCCAGCACCGGGCCGAGGGCGGTCATGACCTGGCCGAGCGCGTCGCCCAGCACCCGCACCAGCTGCTGTGCTGGTCCGGCGAGCTGCTCGATGACGGGGCCGAGGATGCTTAGGGCCTGGCCGAGGAGCGGGCCGACGGTGGTCGCGACGACGCCCATGGTCTGAGAGAGGGCGGCCAGCGCCCGCTGGAACCCGGCGGACGCGGTGGCTTCACGGAGCGACCCGGTGATGGTCTCCAGGGTGGAGAACAATCCCTGGCCCTGCGAGGTGAGCCCGCCGAAGACGTTGCTGAAGATCCCGCCGATGTTCCCCGCGACACGGCCGAGCTGGGCGAACAGGTCGATGGCGGTGTTGATCGCCTCTTCCATGCCACCGGACTCGAACGACGCGGTGAGCTTCGCGGACAGCCGGTCCAAGGCGCCGGCCCCGGCCTCCGAGAGGCGCTGGAACGCGGGCGCCGCGGCGGCGCCGATTTGGCCGAGCGCGGTGACGACCTGCCCGGGTGCCTCGCGGAACGCGGCGAGTCCGGCGGTGGCGCCCTTCAGCGCGGTGCCGAGGGTGCCGTCCTGGGCGAGGCCGCGGGCGGCGGTGAGCACGCCGGCGGCCATCTGGTTAAGGGTGGTGGCCGTGGAGTTGAGGGCGGTGCGTAGCTCGGGCAGTGCCGCCGTGGCCGTGGTGCGGAGCTGGGTGTCGAGCCCCTCGAAGACTCGGTCTTGCACCGTTTTGCGGATCTTGTCGAGTGCGGGCTGCGCCTTGCGGATCTCCTCGACGAAGCTGCGCGCGTTCGGGGACAGCTTCTTCAGTGCCTCCGCATACGCCTCCGGGTCCGACGGTTCCAGCGCAGCCGTGGCCGCATCCCCCACTCCCGACATGGCCAACTTCAGCGTGCCCGCGGCCAGGCCGATGGCCAGGACCCCGGACACGGCCAGTGCCGCCGCCGGAGCCAGCTGCGCCAGCGCCGTAGCCAGCCCAGCAATCAGCGGCACCAGCGACCCGATCGCAGCACCCGCCGCCGCGAACGGCACCGCAAGGCGGGACAGACCACCGATCAGGCTCCCGACCCGGGCCATGCCAGCCGACAGCCGCGACAGGTCCAGCCGGTCCAGCTCCGCACGGACGCCGCCGACTAGTTGCCGGATCTGCCGTCGGCTCTCCGTCTGCGCGCGCCGCAGCCCTGCGAACAACTCCGTCAGGTCGAGGCGTACGTGGCCGGTGAGATCCGGGTCATCTGCCATGGGTGGTGGTCACCTCCTGTCACATTGCGGCGAGACTGAGAAGCCCTGGCCCGGTATCGGTGGGGTGCTGGGTGCCGGCCGTGCCCGCTGCGTGGCGGTGCTGGTCGGCGAGGGTGAGGAGCTGGGCGAGGGTCAGGTGCCAGAAGGCGTCATCTGTGCGGCCAAGGGTGACGGTGCCGAGGTAGTAGAGCTCGTCCCACGGAAGGTGTCCGGGAGCGTCACGTCCGTCACCACGGCCCCGGCCGGGGCCGGTGCTTCCCCCTGGGGGAACGCCTCCGCGAACGCGTTGCTGAGTGCGTCGATGGCGGGTTCCAGCTGGGCCAGGTCCAGGAGGTGGCCGAGCTCCATGCGGTCGGCCTGGCGGACGTACCGGATGCCGGTCACCTCGCGCACGTCCCGGCTGGTCTTGCGGCCGTCGGGGTGTTCGGTGCGCTCGGTCACGGTCCGCTCGGTGCGGTGCTGCACGAACCCGCTACCGAGGAGTCCGGCGCCGAGGATCTCCAGGAGTGATCCCATGATCGGTCGGTCCATGCCGGTGCTGCTGGACTCGATGTCACCGAACGCGGCGAGGATGCCGTCGATGCTGCCGTACCGCTCTTCGAGGGTGGCGAGGGACGCGAGGCTGTACCGCACGGTGGCGGTGCTGCCGTCGGAGAACTCGACGGTCCGGCCGCGTGCGGTCAGGGGTGCAGGGGTGGTCATGCGGTGCTCCTGGGTGAGTGCCGGGTTTCGGCCTACGGGGAGG